AGCGACTCTTCAGCAGTCCGCTCTTCTCCGGGATGTTCGGCTCGATCGCGCCCACCAGCGCATTGGCGGAGCGATGCATCGCTGGGTAAAAATGTTTATTGACGATCTCGGGAAAGATGATCAGCGCCTGGATTTGCCAATCCACATCCGCAGCATGTACTTCGACTTTATAACTCATCGCTCACCATGCCTTGTAATTGCGTTTGATGTCTTCCAGCTCCTTGGGCAGCACGTACAGGTACATCGCATTGCCGCCCATCCCGTCGCCGATCACGCCCGAATAACCGCTGGAAGAATCCTTCAACATGCGGCTGGCGATCTTGAGTGTCAACTGCCGCACGTCGCCGGGCACCGTCTGCCGCGAGACCGCAGCTGCATTCGCATGCAGTGCTGCGCTCGATCCGTTCACCGCGCGCGTCACGTTGAACGTGCGATACACATCTACATTGGCGCCGGTCACGTGGTTGGTCTTGCGACTCTTGTTCCATCCACGCTGCACGTATCCGGTGTGCCCGTTGCGGTCCAGTAGCTTCATCTGCTCCAGTTCCACGCGGATCGTCTCACCGATGTTGACCAGCGCACCATTTGTAAAAATGAATGTATCGCTCACCGCGTCCAGCGCACCGTTCAACGTCGTCACCGCCGCGCTGGGAGTCGAGTTCGTGCTCTCCACAAATTCAGATTCGTCGCCAATTACAACCACCATGCCGGGCGAGACCAGCGCGCCATTATTCACCTGCAACGTCAGCGCGCTTGAAGATTGCTCCGCACCCAATGTCGCACCCAGGGCTTTCAGCACGTCGTACAGTCCCCATTTACCCGTCGCCTCCACACCGTTTTCATGGCACGACCACGTGGATCCATAGGCGTAGATCTCCGAATAGGGACCGTTGGCAAAATGCCGTCCATCCGGCAGCAACACATAACTGGCTTCACTCAACGTCGCTCCATCGTTGACCAGGCTCGACAGACTCAACAGGGGCGGAATCAATAACTTCGAGCGTCCATTGCCGTTGAACTTGCGCGTCATCGAGACAGGCAAAAACCAGCCAATCTCCTTTTCAAGGAAATTGCTGGCTGCCTGGATCTTCTCGAAGATCTTCACTTCGCGCTCTGAGCCAAACAACTCGGAGTCCTCGTCGATCTCCGCCAGGGAACAATACGTCTGCGCAAACACCGGGTCGGTCATGGATTATTTATCGGCTTCTGCTTCGGCTTTTGCCTTCGCTTCTGCTTTAGCTTTTGCCTTCGCTTCTGCGGCTGCCTTCTTCTCGGCTGCCTTGGCATCCATATCCGTATCGGCTTCCGCTTCAGCTTTTGCCTTCGCCTTCTCCTCGACCACCTTCCAGCCGAGGCGCTTGTGATCTTCTACAACCAGGGGCGAGACTTCGATCGTCGCACCGTCCTTGGTTATCTTGATAAATTCGTTTGCCATTTAAATCTCCTTATGCCAGGTAATACAGATCAAGCACCTTGGATCCATCTGGTGTGCCATCCAGGGAATATAGATTTTTCTCGACCTCATCGGCATCCACGGCCAGTGTGCCGTTATCATCCGACCCGTCAAAAAGTTTCTCCTGCAGGAGACTGGCGTTTTCAACGATATGCGGAAGTCCAAATTTCTTGGCGAGGCCCACACTGACCGTATCGTATTGCACGCCGGCAGTGGTGTTGGCAGAAGTAGCCGCGGTGGTGAGACCGGTGCAGGTCCCGTTATCGACCGAGATGTTCAACGTCGCATCGTTTGCCGCCGGTGTCAGCCTGGTCAGAATGACCTTATCGGTTGCGCCGCTGACTGCAAAGAAAGCCGCGACATCGGCGTCTTCCTCGAGCGCGGTCCGGATCTTCCCAGCCACGTCGCTGGCAGTATCGTTTTCTAACACAGCCACATCGATGGTCTTCGGGCTTCCGGTCATGCCCGCGGCAGTCACAACCACCGTTGCATTGCCTGGACCGGTAATGGTCCCCACTACCGTCGCGGTTTCCACCTGGGCAGTTGCTGTATGCGATTGCGCCGGTAGATCCACTTGAGTCACGCTTTTGAACGCCAGGACACCCTCGACCTCGGTATCGTCATTCAAAGCGATCGTGTCCTCGATGGGCTCGTTGTTGACGTTCGTGCCAGTGATCACCACGTCGCCTGTGATGCCCGATAGATTCCCTTTCACAGTGACGGTGCGCGGCGTATCTGGGTTTGTCAGTCCGGTGGTTTTATTCTGCGTGATGGCGCTTAAATTCTGTGCAGCCATCACGCCATTCACGCTGACTGCATCCGGAGCGATCTGGTAGTGGACCGTTGCGACGATATCCTGGTTCGTGTTTAACTCATTTAATTCCGAAGCGGAAGAGAGAACCTGCACGCTGTCCAATTGGAACGCACCCGCATTGATGTTTAACACGGTGCCAAATGGCACATTCAACGTCAGTCCATCTGCGCTGATCTCGATCTTCTTGCGTTTCCAACCAAGCTGTTCATGGTTGGAAACCACCGTTGAATCCACAGAGATATCAGCCTGACCGGCTTTTTCCATCAAAACTAATGTCATACAAGCCTCCGCAATCTCCTCTCCCTTTTAGGGAGACTCGATTTGCTTAGCAAATCGGATGAGGGTTGATCCTGGGTGAAGGCGAAACCTTACCCAAACAAAATCACTGTATGCTCAGGTTTGACCACCGTCACACCCCAGACGGCTCCAACTTCATACAGGTTCATGTGGTAACCAGGATAAACAGCGAATTCGTACACGATGCCGGTCAATGGATCCGTCACTTCATAGCGGTCCAACGCCAGGTCGCCTTCCTTGGGGATGGCGGGCAGGCGTGTCCCTAAAAGGATCGATTGGCGGGTGTACCCCAGATTCCCGGCGAAGTTGTTACCGACGGTCACAACATCATTGTCTACATGCGAAGAGCGCAGACCCGGTGCAGCGATCACAACATTGCCACCCGAAAGAGCCGTGGTGACCACGTAGATATTTGCATCGGCAGGGGTGCCATTGGCGATGGTGAGCGTGTCGCCAGCCAGGATGGTCCCGGCACCGGTATCGACTGCAAGGGTCGTGGCGCCTACAGCATGAGCGCCGTTTAATTGATAAGTCCCGGCACCGGTGCCTTTGGTGTGGGTCTTGATCTGGGCAGACTCATGGATCATGAAATCTGACAAATCCAGCAGTGCACCGCGCCGGAGTGTCTCCACAGAGCCAGCCTGGTTGACGTTGGTCAACTGCGTGAGACTGCGCAGATTAACTCCTGCAGTGGTGTTGATGGTTAAATGGCGGTCCCCGCCTGCTCCGTTATCGTCCAGGATCTTCTTGAGATTGGCAGGATCCTTGAGGTCAGAGGCGAATGGTGCCGTGCCTGGTGTTCCCCAGGCACGCGAGGCAGCCTTATAACCGGCATCGGAGATGTCGCCTTCCATTTCGTTTCGCAGGGCTCGAATTGCTTGCGCGATCTGGTCCTGTTGGATCGTCAAATAGCCTGGTCCACTTTGGACTCCCTTTTGTTCCTCACCACTCCAGGAGAATGGATAAGCGCGGGCTTTCGTCAGCGTGAGACTTTTTTTACCGATCACCTGGTCTGCCGCAGCGGGCAATGCCATGGCCGGTGTGATGTCCTTGCCACCACTATTGGCGGGTGTTTGAGAGACCAGCAGCGTTTGCCCGACGGCAACGCGGTCCGCACTCGGGTCACGCGAGACGTTGGGGATAAAGCCGATTGGTTCTTGCGATACGACATCCAGCGCGGCATAGATGTCGGGCATTAGATCTGTAAGTGTGTTAGCCATGTGAAAAGTACCTCAACTTTTAATAGGATGTCGTGCGCTTAAGCGTCAACGACTTTTCCACCTGCCCTAAAAAAAACGATCTGGGCAAATGGACTAAGCGCCTTCAAACCGGCGCGGTTGATGACCTTCGGACTCTCGTCGTCCTTTTGGTCTTCCCTGGCGGTATCCGGCGGCGTGGTGAAGAGCGCAGCCATGTTGTCGTTGACCAGCGATGCATCGCGCATACTGGCATACAACTGATTGGCATCCTTCGTTTTGGTCTGTGCCTCGTCCAGCGCGGGACGCAGATCAAGCGCCTTCTTCTTGCCTTCCG